CTGGGTCAGTCGCTCCGTCTGCAATAGTTGATGTGTGAGTATCTGCGTTGGTGGTTATGCCTTCTGTTCCGTAACCTAGGCCTTCACCAATCAACTCAAGATTAACATTTGTGTTTGTGCCCCAAGAACCACTGGCATCACCTGTTGCCATTTCATTTAGTCTTAAATCATTTACGTATGTACTAGCCATTTATTTGCCTCTTTTTTTTTACGCAACCTCTTCCCAATTGGGAGTTTGAGTTTCTGTTACATTAGTATAGTTGGGAGTTTGTGTTTCATCAATACGTGACCAAACTAAAATTATTCCAACCGATCCTGTTGCGTTTTGTCCTATTGGAAAAACGTTTGCTTTTGCATCTACTGTTACATTTCCTAGAGTGCTTGTTGCAGCATTTAGTGTAACGGATAAATTGTTGTTTGTAACTAGAGATATAGTTCCTAAAGCACTTGTGCCTACTTGTCCTGTAGGAGTTACATTAGCTTCACCATCTACAAGAACTGATAAAGATCCTACACTACCTACAACTCCAGGTACAGCAGCTATTGCTTGAGCATTTACGCCAGCAACCGGAGCTCCTGTTGTTCCTGCAGCTGGTGCAGTAAGCGTAACGGGTATGGTTCCTTCGCCAAAAGCGAGCTCTCCGAAACCGGCTCTACCCCAACCGCTTAGTAGCTGAGCCATTTTACGCTATTCTAATTATCGCTGTACTCGCTGCTGCTGCTGGGAAAACAATAGTAAAGTCACCTGAAGTAGAAGTTTTATCCCCGCCAAAATCTATTGTGGCTACAGACTTGTCACCATTTGTGTCGTTATAAATCATACAACCTCTAGCAGTTACAGTAGCCGTACCAAACGTCAAATCTGCAAAGTCTGTGAAGCCTGTTGTTCCAGAACTTGTTGGTGCTACTTTGGTTAAAGCTGCTCCGCCAGATGTGTAGTTAGTTCCACTTGCTTGCCCGGTTGTAGTAAATGCTGTAGTTGCAGCTCCTAATGTAGCTGAACTTGTGTATAAAGCTAACTTAAAAGCATTGCCGTTAGTGGCAAAATTATGAGTAGCCGTAAGCAGTTGTGTTTTAAAGCTAGTAGTTAATGTTGATGTAATTGCCATTTAAATACCTTTTATTATTTTTGCTAAATCCTCTGCATCTCCTTTTATTAATTCTTGAATTAAAGACGCCTTATATGATTTTATAGCATTATTCAAGTAAATCAAACACACTTTATAAATTAAATCTTTGTACGCTCTAGCTTGTTCTTTTATATGAGGTGCACTGTCTTCTGAATAACCAACTATTTTTTCAGTTAATTGTTTTGCCCAGAACTCAGGAGGATGCCCTCCAAAGTTTGTTGTTGCTATTTCTACTAAACCTAACTCTGGAATACCGTCTGGAGTAAGTTTATCTACCACTTTTTTGGCTCTCCAATTTTTGGTTCTAGATGATTGTCATTTCTATCAATTAATACAGGTTTTTTTTCTTTTTCTTCTTCTTGCATTGCCATAGCTTCACTTCTTTTCATAGAAGTCATAAAACCTTTTCCGTCTGACATAATAACTAAAGGATCTTCAAGTCTGTGATATCCGTATAGTTTTTCTTCTGCAATTACATCTGTATCAAGTAATGCACTTGTTTTTGCAACTTCAACCTTAACGCCCAGGTGCATGGCTTTAGATATCCAAAACTCACAACATGCTCTACCGGATTCTGCAAAATGTAAATTACCTTTATAACTAAAGTCTATTCCAAACATTTTTAATGTTGATACTTTATTCCACAAAGCAAAAGCAATTGCGTAAGCTACTGTATTGTTTATATAACAACAGTTAAATTCTTCTAATATTTCGTTAATTGGGTACTCAACTAAATTCTTACATCTATCATCTAGCATGCATGTATAAATAGGAGTTTCACCATTTAATAATATTTGTGTTACGCCATCTGTTTGGCCACCAGCGTCATCTGTATCTAAGAATCTACCCGGAGGGTCCATCATAAATGTTCTGTCATGATATATAACAGATCCAACTCCGTTAATAGCCCACACTTCATCAAAGTGTACTCCGTGTGATTTAGCTAAATTGTAATCGTGCCAACTTTTACCAAGTCCTACAATAGCAACGCTTTTGCCTTCTAGGCTTTCAATTCTCTCCATATCTCTCTCCTTCTATGTAACGTTAGTTCTAAGTGAATCGTATCTGTATTCGTCTTTTCTTCCTCTGGCTTCAGCCATATTTTTTAATCTTTGAATTTCTTGACCAAATCTTGTTTCATACAATACTTGTATTTCAGGTTCACCTTTCATAAAGGTATAAGCTTCTATTAACGATCCATAAAGTAGTGCGTTACGAGCATTTTGAGAAATCCAAGTTCCTGTTGTTTGTGAAGTTAAACTAACCGGGTTATATAAATAATGTATTTCAACGTTGTAATCTTGATCTGGAACCGGTGAAACTATTAGAGTAGATCCGTTATTGCTTGCAGTAGAAAGATCTTTATCAAAATCTGCATAATACAATGGCCTTCCTCTTTCTGAAGTAGCTACTGCATCATTGGAATATTCACGCATAAAACTTGTGTGTTTCTTTTCTAGGTAATGATAGTCATTGTTGCCATCAATAATTGCTAAAGAAAAACTAAGTTTAAAATCTGATGGCGTTGTAAGGTAAGTGTTCCCAGTAGTTAAATTACCGGTTACATTTTTTCTAAATAGATCAAACTGAATCAATTCAAAAATTCTGTCTTCAGTATTTTTAATCATGTCATCTAATGTAGAAACAAAAGTTGTTTCATCATTTTCAACATAATTTTGTATAAGTGTTTTTAATTCAGTTAACGTCATAATGTAATTGTAACCTCTCCAATTGAGCCTGTCATTTTGTCTACTGTAAAATTAGACCCAATAATGTTTGGATCCATAGAGTTACCTTTTTTAATATTACTATAGATTACAACAACAAAACCCTCACCAATACCAAAGTCTTCGCTTGGTCTAGGTTTGTATAAAGCCTCTGGGTCCATTACATGAGGTAATGGTTCTAGTTGAGGATGTTTAGTTTCAAAACATTCAGGACATGTCTTTAAACCATTCCATTCTTCTTTTAATGCAGAAAACTTATATTCAAAGCCACATCTATCGCAAATGGCTTTTGCATATTTACCAAGTGCATACGCCATAATTACAGACCTGTTCTATATGGAGCAATTCTGAAAGAAGATCTATCTTCATCTTGACTTAATGCTCTTTCAAATTCTTCTTCATACATTTGTTTTAACATTACCACTCTCTCTGGAGCTTTTTTAATTGCTATGTAATATGCAAGTCCTGCTGCAAAACAAGGATAAAATCTAAAAGGCATATCTACAGTATTGGTTGCCTTATCAGCATCGTCCATTCTTACAAGTTTGTTAAAGACCAATATGTCTGTGCTGTTCTCTGGAGCTGGCCATATTTTTAAAACAGGTGTAACTAATTTATTAAAGAAAAACTGAGACGGCCTAGATTTAGTTGATTTAGTTGGTATGTTTAAATACTCACTTCTACTAATTCTAGACATTTGTAAATCTAAGTCACTGTTATTAGTGTTTCTTCTTACAGAGCAATCTAGTATGTCAATAACATTAGAAGTTAACGTGTAATCTGTTTGTCCTTCAGTAACAGTCTGAGTTGCTTGATCTACAGTCCATTGGTTTAATCCCCGGTTAGCCCATTCTGCTAACATTAAATTAATAGAACGTTTGGCTGTCTTTAGATCGTAACCAGTTCTAAGTTCAAGACCACATCTTTCAAATGCTTCTTCCACAAACTCAGCTACATTTGGTTCAAAATCTGTACTGTTTGATGTTGCCATTATTTTTTCTTTTTAAGAGATCTTTCTATTTGTTTTGCTTGTTTTAGATGAAGCCTTGAAGCTCCTTTTAACTCTTTAACGAGTTTTCTTTTTTGTGCAATTGATAATTCAGCCATTATTCGTCCTCCGCATATAGATTATCAAAAATCTTGTTTACATCCAATGTATAGTCTAAATCAGATTTAGAATAGTGTATATGGGCAGACGGTTTAAAGTCTGGTGCTCCTGTTCCTGTTTCAAACCAAGCCGGGTGTGTAACCCTAACTCTGTTATTAGGTAACGCCACTATGTTTCCTGTCCATTCACCTGCATCTAACAATTCTAATACATGACTTTGTTTGTGTTGAGCTGGATCATCGGCTATTTCATTTTCTGAGTAATCTACTGTAAACATGTATTTAGCCGGATAGAATTTACCATCTATCTTTGCCATCCAGGGACAAGGAGTAGCTCTGTCTATAACGTAAACTGCATGATGGTGTGATGAACAATCCCAAGGTTGTGCATCATGTACTGCCATAGGTTCTGGCCATTCAGAAAAAGGTGTGTCTGCTACTAAAGCAGTTATAGGCATTCTAGCCCACATAGCTCCACCATGAGCATTATCCTCTTCTTCACCTTCAGCTTCTATGCCTGTAAAGATAACCTGGAAACTTAAACACCTACAAGGCATTGTAGTTACAGCTACTACCATAGCGTGTAAGAACTCACCGTGGTATTTTTCGTGGTTATGCGTGTACTCTCTCCTAACCCAGCATTTAAAATGTGGGATATTACTTTGCAAATAAGCCACTACCTTCTTTTTCTATTTTCTAAAATTTTAGGATTAGCCATTCTATTTAAAGTTTTTGCTGCTTTTGATCCTTTCGCTACTTTACCTGCGACTTTAGATGCAATTTGTAAGGGGGCAGTTTTAGCTTTATAAGCATACTTAGCTGCACCTCTCATTAAACCGCCTAATCTCATGCCTTTAGACTTCATCATTCCGCCTTTTTTCATTCCTTTAGACTTCATAGCAGCTCCGCCTTTTTTCATGCCTTTGGATTTCATAGCCACTCCACCCTTTTTCATGCCTTTAGACTTCATCATGCCACCCATTTTCATACCTTTGGATTTCATTTTACCGCCACTACTGTAGCCTTTTGTTTTCTTATACATTTTTACTCCTAAGAATATTTAGTTTTCTTTCTTCTGTTATTCATTACCTTACCACAACCTCTTGCGATTCTTCTTACCTCTCCACCGTTCTTTAATTTAACTTTAGCTTTTGAGGTATTAGCAACTACAGTCTTACCTTTTCTCCCGGCTGCTTTCTTTTTTTTTGCTGTAGTTGAACGTTCTTTTTTAGATAGACTTTGTGCTTTTGCTTTAGGCAAACAACGATCAGGATTTTTTTTATCTTTGCTTGTACCACATGGTCCTTTTATATTTCCATCTGTACCTATCCTGACCCAATTTTGTTCACGCCATTGTTTAAGCTGTCCCATTATCTAAGTCTTTCTCTCATTACGATGCCTTGTCCTTTAATCTTAACAAGGCCACCTCTTTTCATTTTCTTTGCTTTAGACTTCTTTGCGTAGTTTGGATCCTTACAATACTTAGATGCTGCCATATTTGCATATGCAGAAGGATATGTATCAAAGGTTCTTTTAGCCCAGGCTTTCCCTGATGGACAAATTTTACCGCCACTTTTTGCTTTAGCCATTTAACAATCCCAGTCTTTACGCGCCCAATAATTTGCACTACACCTATCACTTTTTATTCCACCACTCCTGGCACAATAACTTTTCTTTCTAGAAGCAGTACCTTTGTGCATACCCATTTTTTTATCGCCAAAAGTTATTCTCTTAACTTTTCCACCATCGCTACTAGGACATTTAACGTAAACTTCTTTACGTTTTTTACCATACCCGCCATTCCCTTCTGGAATGGCTCTAGGTGTGTTAAGGGTTACTGTTTTGCCTTGCCACTCTGCCATTTTTAAGCATGAAATGCAGTCAAAGATGTAAAGGTTGCTGTGGTGTAATTAATAAATATTCCGTCTGTAAACAACAATCCATTATCAGGAATAGTAATGTCCCTAGTTACAGTAGCAGAAGCCACACATCCTAATTTAAACAAACTGCTACCTGAAGTAGAAGTGTTTAAAAAATCTAAATTGCCAGCAGTACCAGAACAAACAACATTAATTCCTTGCAGTCTTGACCTGCCAGCAAAAATAACATCGGCAACTGCTGTATTAATACCAGCAGAAACATTTCCTGCGGGATCACCTACTGCTGTTATCGAAGTTATGGTTCTGAAATATGAAGATCCAGTTGCTGTACCAGCATTTGCACCTGTTATGGATTCTGTCAGTGCATCACCACTAACGTCTGTTCCAACAACAGTAAATGAGATACCAGAATCATCGCCAGCAGAAAGGATTGTTACAATCCTTCCGCCAACATTGGTAACAGAGCCACCGTCAGCCAACGCACCACCTATAGTAAGTGCTGCGTTATTTCCTACGGAGGCTGCTGCTGATATTCCATCAGCATCTAAAGCTTGAGCATCAGCAGTTATAAAAACTGCTGTGACATCTGAGCCTGTTAGTCTACTTGCCATAAGTTACTCCTTATTCAAATATAGTTCTGTTAATAGCTTGCCAATGCACATCAATTGCTTCGGCTGCTGCTGCACCAGCTTCTATACCAATGTAAGGTATAAGATCTACATTATCAGTTAAAGCACCAGATAAAACTGCTGCTGCACCTTCGGCTACAGCAGATACTGCTGTTCCACCTGTTGAACCAGATGTAGTAGTAATGTCGTACTGTGTGCCATCAACAAAGATTGTTGCTTTTCTGTCACTGTCTATGACAATTTTAAGATGGTAGATAGTATTAGCAGCTACCGTTATAGGTAGTGCAGAAATAAAATCAGTTCCACCAACTGAATGAACAAAATGCAATAAAGTAAAATCAGTAAACGCTTCTGAGTTAGTCGCGTCAGTCTGGAATTTAAAATACGCTTGATCTGCGTCAGTTGCTATTAATTGGTCATTAGTTAATTTAAGACCTGCCCAAAACTTTTGGTTATCAATAGCGTTAGGATTAATAGAACATTCCCATTCTGTTTGGTTTTCAGTACCCCAAAGAGTATCTGACCAAGCTACAGGATTAGCTAAGTTAGGAGCAAGAATTGATTGATCTTGATCTGCACCAGCTGTTGTCATAATAAACCCAGCTGCTGTTGCATTTCTTGTAACCAAAGCTGAAGTCATGTTAGTTCCTAAGACTTCAAAATTTGGGTTAGCAATGCTTCCAAAACTTTGTAGTTTAGGTATTGTTCTAACTGTTAGAGTTGCTGAAGCTAAATCAATCGCACCACCAGTAAAGTTACCTAAAGATACTGTTACAACATTTGCTGCTGTTACTGTAGCTGTAAGAGTAAGGTCTACTGTGTCTACGCTTAAAGAAGCCATAGCAAAGTCACCTAAAGCGGCTCCTAATACTGCTACATCTTCAATTAACTCATTGCCGTCTCCAATAGAACCAAAATCTTTTGTTTCAGATCCAGTTAAAAAACCTTGTAGTTTTGGTAATGTTTCATAGTATTCATTTAAGTAATATCTGTCAGGAGTAGTTGCACTTCTGTTTACGTTATTACCATTAGTTCCTTCAATAACAAGCTGCCCATTAGTCTCAATATTAACTTTATTAGTTAATTGATTACCTGTAGTGTTGTTTGTGGCTAAGTGTTGAAACCCACCTTCGGACCTAACTGGCCCACTGAATGTTGAATTTGCCATAATTTCCTCCCGGAAATAAGTTCTATTGTCTTGGCTTGTCTGCTAGGTCAGTCGATAGAACAAGTTAATATATTCCTAGTTATTAAAGTTTACTACGAGGCTTGTATCAAAGCAACAAAAAAAAAGGGAGCCGAAGCCCCCTTAGTAATTGTAGTTGAGTTAGAAACGCTACAATATCGTTCCTTTAAGCTCCTTGAGAACCGTAAACGGCTCTGAAGTTTGAATATCCAAATGAATATCTTTCTCTTGCTTTATATCTCATGTTGCCAGTATCGAAATCACCCTCTAATGCAGTTTGCATTGGAGATCTTTCAAAATACTTAAATCCATCAGGACAGTCTGTTTTCAAAAAGAAAGCATCTGAATCTGTTAGATAATGGTTAACAACATAACCGTCAGGCAGCATACCCATATTCTTAACAGCATTAATGTCGTTGTCAGAAGTACCAACTCTATTAGGAGTTTGTAATAATCTGTCAGCAACAAATTGCAGTTGAGGTGGTACTACTAATTTCATTCCTCTTAACGCAATATTAAGACCTCTATCATCCGTAAATGTAGAAATGTTAATTAATGCATCTTCAAGAGAAGTTTCATTAAGATCCGCCATAGTGGTTGCTCTGTTTGCTAAAGAACCACCGCCGCCTAGAGGATGATCAGTTGCTATTAAGCTTTTGCCATCGCCACCTGTTGTAGAGAACGCGTTGTTCAATACAGATGCAGCTTTGATTTGCTTAGTGTTAGCCATTGATCTCGCTAGAGCTTTAGTATATCTTGCGCCGAGTCTGTCATATAGATTATCTTCAACAGCTTCTTCTGTTAAAGCAAATGCTAAAGCCACTGTCTCATGAGTATAACGAGAAGTATAACCTTCGTTAGCTGTATCAAATCTGACACCACTACCTTCTGATTTTACTTCTGCATTACCAAATCCCACGATTAAAGTTTCTTCTTCAAACGCTCTATCAGAACTTTCTGTATCAAAAATTTCTGTATGCTCTGCCTCGTATCTTGAGTATTCCATACCAAACAAGGCGTTTAAACCCGGCTCTAATTCTTTCGCTAATTGCGCTCTATTAATAGCCATTACTTA